ATCCGATGATGGCCACGGCTACGCCCCCACGATTTCTACAGTGCCGCCAACCTTGGCGATCTCACGCCTGATCTCATCGAGCTTGGACAACTGCTTGCGGTATTCCTCGATGGCCGGGTCTTGCTGGCCAGTGGCCATACGCAGGAACTGGTTAGCACCTTCGCTCGTCCGCAGGTCTGACGCCTGCACAGTGGTCGGCCCTGTTCTCGCAAGGTTGGCAAGCCGCTCACGCTCAATCTCGGCAGCCTGCTCGGCGTACCGCTCGTTCAGCTGGGCGATCTCTTGTGCTGTGGCCAGAGCATCCTCAAAGCCAGAGCGAATTGCGTCGGCTGCCTGCTCAAACGTCTCGGGGTCGATGGCATCGGATAGCAGGTCTTGCTCAAGCTGGGCCAGCTGCTCTTGTGCAGCGCTGAACGCCTCGGGTGCAACCTGGAAATTGTCGAACGTGAACGTGTCATCGAGCTGGCTGCGAACGTCGTCGATTGCACGCTGTGCGTCTTGCGTCGAAAAGCCAACGTCTACAGTCTGCTGTGCGGCAGCCTGGGCCTGGTCGAGAACCTGCAGCCGCCTGATCGCAGCGGCCTCAGCCTGGGCATCGCCAGCGGCGCGGGCCTCGACAATCGCAGTCTCGGTTTCGTCGATCTGCCGCGTGATGGCCAACAAGTCCTCTGCAGCCTTCGTGGCAGGGTCCTCGCCACCAAGGTTTTGCGTCTGGATGAAGGAGTCAGCGCGGCGCTGGTCGGCTTGGATCGCGGCGTCGGCGGCACGCTCGGCGGCTCGAGCACGATCCTCCTCCGCCTTGGCGAGTTCCTTCAGCGTGTCGATTTGGCGGTCATAGGCTGCTTTTGCCTTTTCGACTTCGCGGGCGAGAGCAGTGCCATTGAGGATTTCCTTACGTCCCTGCTCTTGCAGCTCACGGACAGCTTGCTGAAACTCAAAGGCTGCCTGAATGCCAGCATCACCAAATCGAATAGCGTCGTCTGCCGCTGCGTTTAGGGTTTCTTGAGCGCTTGCAATTGCACGCTGAGTGTCTTCAAAGTTTTGCGCGTCCTCGCGGGCCAATTCTTGGGCGAGCCTAGCAGCAGATTCCGCTGCTGTTTCCGCAGCAGACGCAACGCCACCCATAGACTTTGTTGCCTTATCAGACGAAAAAGCCCATTCAAGCAACGCCCCTGCCGCAAGCCCGAAGCCGGTGGCTAAAACTCCGATGCCCGTTGAGTTGATTGCCCCGCGAATCGCAACACCTAGGGCAGCAGTAGACACTGCCGCAGTGCCTGCCGACGTTGCGTAGGCAATTGCTGCAGCCGACGCTGCCGTGAAGAACCGCGCCAAGTTCGCCACCGCACCGACTAAAATCTGTCGGTTTATCAACGCAATGCCAGCGCCGACCGATGGCAGGATGCTCCCGCCAATCGGTTCCAGCACTTGCTGCACAATCCGGAACGCAGTGGCGATGATGTCTGCGGCCACGCGGGCGGCAGCGCCGACAGCCTCAAAGAGATTGCCGAGCGTATCCATCTCAGGCGCGAGAATGTCGCCAATCGCACTGGCAATCGCATTGACACCGCCGAGGAAATCAGCAGTGCCTTGCGCGATTCCTTCAGCAAGGCCGAGAAATGGCAGCGTCAACTCTTGTCCTAGCCCACGAGTCGCTACCCCGAGAGCGTCAATGCCAGAACCAAACTCTGCCAACCTGGCCCGGTCGAGATCGCTTACCGACGACCCAAGCCGCTCGATGTCATTGGCCGCACCGTCTAGCTCGTTAAAGAACGGCAATAGTTGCACGCCCGAGCGACCAAACAACGCAATCGCTGCCGCCGATCGCTGGGCAGGGTCCTCGATCATTGCCAGCCGCTCACCAATCAGTTCGATTCTCTGCTGTTCTGAAAGAGCGCCGAACTCGGCAACCGTCACGCCCAACTGACGCAAGGCGTCCGATGCTTTCTTGCTCTCTTCATCGCCACCTGCCAGCGTGTTCTGAAGCCTTGCAAAGGAGCCGCTGAGTTGCTCAATCGAAACGTCTGCCCGATTGCCAGCCTCCTCAAGCACCTGTACGAAATCGAACGAAACTCCAAGCTGGTTGGAGAGCCGTCCGAGCCGCTCGACGCGATCTTCCAGGGCAACCAGTGAACTCGCAACAGCAGTAGCACCGGCTCCAAACGCCGCGACCGCAGCCAGCCCCGCCGTGAACGGATTAACGAGCCCGGCAACGGAGGCTCCGACGTTCGACAATCCCTCGCCGATCCCGCCAGAGAACACACGGCCCAGTCCTTCGCCGGCCGACGTGAGGCCAGAGAGCCGGCCAGCCACGTTGCCGATCGGGCCAGGGAGAGCCGCCAGCACGCCAGAGAGCTCGTTGAACTTGAGTGATCCGCCATCCCCTGCGGCCTCAATTGCACTGTCGTAGCTGTTCGCGGCAGACTCGGCGCGGATAAATTTCTGCGTCTCTTGTTCAAGCAGTCGTTGAAATTGCTCGTCGTTGATCGTCTCGGCCTGCTTGTGAGACAGCAATTCAAGAACAGCCCTGTCGTATTCCTCGATTGGCGTGATCGCCAACCTTCGCAGCTGGGCACCTCGCTCGAGGAACCGTGCTTCCTCCTGCTGGGCCGCTCGCTCCACTTCTAGCCGCTGCCGCCGGGATGCCTCGTAGGCTGCCAGCGCTTCTTTCTCGGCCCTTGCGACATCTGCGTTTCTCGCAGCCATCGACGCCGCCGCCTGGTCCGCTATGCCAGTCGCCTTAATCATCTCGGCGTTGTAAGCCGTGATGGAAAGCCCGGCCGTGTCGTACAGTTGGTTCAACCTGGCAACGACGGCGGCACGCCTCTCTTCCGCAGATACGTTTGCCTCGTTTAGGCGCGCCGACTCGGCGAAAGCGGCAGCTTGCTCTTGGGCGGCTGCCGTGATATTCCGAAGCTCGGAATCAAATTCCTCAGCATTGAGCTGGCCTGTGCGGAGAGCACTTCCGAGGAAGGCAATGTCAGTGGCGACTTGCTGCTGTGCAGCCGAGGCTGCAGCGCTGGACGATGCAAACGTGTCAAAAAGCCTGACGGCTTGGGCTGCAGCTTCCACTGAAGCGCTGTACTTATTGGCGGAAATAGTCGCCTTGGCAAAGGCATCTGCATTTCGCTCAACGCCGGCATCGTAGTCCGCCTCGCCCAGTAGGCCTTGAGCCCGAAGCCTATTTAGTTCTTCAATCGCCGCAGCATAGTCTCGGCTGGCACGCTCCTCGGCAGACAAATTGTCTTCGATAATTTGCGACGCTCTCGCTTGGTCGGCGGCACGCTGCCGCTCGGCCGCTGCGGCGGCTGCGTTCGCTCCGCTGGCTTCTGCCACCGCACGGCTGTATGCCTCCTCCTTAAGGGCACCTGCTTGCAGAAGTTCTCCGAGTCGCGCCAGCGTAGCCGCCCGCCGCTCTTCGGCAGTCGCCACCTGCTCCGTGATCCGCGCCCCTTCCGCAAACGCAGCCGCCTGCTGCTGAGCACTGCCAACTATCGCTTGGAGCTCGGCGGCGTATTGCTCCGCCGACAGCTGTCCGGTCCGCAGGGCACTGCCCAAGAAGGCAATGTCAGTGGCAACCTGCTGCTGGGCTGCCGATGCTGCGGAGCTGGACGATGCGAACGTGTCAAACAGCCTGGCGGCTTGGCCTGCCTGCTTGCCGAGGTTCTGCAGCTGGCGATCGACCTGCGACAGACCTTTGGTCATACCGCTGGCGTTCGCGCTGAACTGCACGCCAAGGCCAATAACGGTCGCCATTACTCACCGCCCAAGTCTTTCGCCAACTGTGCCAATGTTTCCGCAATCTGCATATCGTGCTGGGGTGCCCTTGCGATAGGCACGAAGTCCTCTGCCTTCGGCGTTCGCCCTCGCGGGCAGTACGGCGCAAGGCTCGCACTGGCCATCAGGCCCGTTTGCCTCCACTCGTCAGGAAGCGGGTGGTAGTGCCTGTGGATCGCAACCCACTCAGCAAACTCCCGCGAATCCATCTGCTCGCAGAGCTGTCGGACCGTCATTTTCAAATAACCCGCCAGACGAAACAGAAATACGCGCGTCGGGCGGATGGCTAGTTTTTTGCGAGTTCCTCCACGTCTCGGTCGGTCAGAGCGTTGTGCTCCATGGCCTTGGCCCACACGCGAGCCATGACCTTCGCAGACTTTCTTGCCAGCTGATCGACTTCGGCATCAGAGAAGAGCCGCTCGCCCTTCTCGTCGCAGAGGCACTTCGCCAGAAACTTCGTGCGGAAGTTCTCGACGCCACGCTCCTTGTTCTTCACCCATTCGTTCTCGTAAGCGTCGCGCTCGCCGCAGGTCATGACGCGAATAAACACAGAGCCGCCCCACTCCTTCACCTTGAGCTCGAGCAGGCCCAGATCGTCCGCCGCCAGAATCTGTTCTTTGGTCAGTGCCATGGTTTACCCGTCCAGGATCTTGAACGTGACGGTGTAACGGGTCACGCCGTTCACTTCATTCGCCACGCTCAGCGACTCCCATACTGCCTGCACCGTCAAGTATTGGCCGCCGCCCGAGATCACGAGCTGCTTCCGCAGGCCATACTCGCCCGTGCTGGTGTTGGCACCCGCCAGCGTGGTAACGGAGACGCTGCCAGCTTCGTCTGTCCACACGACGCTGCGTCCCTTGGGGGCACCGCCGCCGTACGTCCAATCCAAGCCGACAATCTCGGAGAAGGCAGAGCCTCCCCAGGTCACGCCAACGCCATGCGAGTAAGTAGCCACGGAACCCTCCGTAGCGGCTTAGACTCGCGCAACGCGGAAGGTGGCCTGGCCTCGCGTCACGTCGTTCACCGTCAGCGTAACAGACGAGCTCTGCACCGTGGCTGACGCCGAAAGCGTCAGCCCGCCAGAGATGACAAGCGTGCCGGTCGCGCCGTCCGTGATAGGAGCAGTGCCGATGTACTCGATGCTCACCTCGCGGCCCGTGTCGGACGCGGAGCCCTTGAGCGGGCGATCCATCGTCAGCACGTTCGAACCAGCCGATTGGCCGAGGTGCGATACGTCGATGGTATCGTCACCGCCGACGTTGTTCATCGAGTACGTGACGCTCGTCACCGTGTAGGTCGAGTTAGCAAACACAAGCGACGTGCCTTGACCGTGGGATGCCATGAGTTAGTTCTCCACCCAGAAAATGTCGTATTCCTGACGAACGCTGTATATCGAGGTTTCGGCTCCCTCTTGATCGACGATGTCATCAGACTCGTCTTCCAAGGTGGCCTGCCGCACTTCCGTATTGTCGATGGACCCGGCATACCCATCCAGAACGCGGCGGCATTTGTCTGCTAGGTCGCGGGCCACGTTGTAGGTCGTGGCATAGATGTACAGTTCCATCGTTACCCGTGGCATGCCCGCCGGGCCGGTCATCGTGGGCACTCGCTCAATGCGAGCACGTCGCCAGATAATCAGCGGAAACTGGATCGGTGCTGGCCCTACGTGCCGCAGTGGGTAGATCCGCCCGTTGATGATCGCCTGCACGGCGGTGTTGGCGACAAGCGCGTTTCGCAGCACTGCCTCAGGAGACTTGAGAGACATTAGCCAGCCCTCTGGGATGCACGGACCTGGCCGGCGAGCTCGCGGCCTGCTGCCTCTACGGCGTCGCTCATCTCACGAACCATCAGGGCTTCGACGCGGCCCCTCGTCTGCTCCCAGGCCGTACGGATCGGCGGCCGCTTGTAGCTGCCGCCCGTGGGCATCTTGCCCGTGGAGACACGCAGGCCGTTGGCGGTCTTGCGGAATCGCTCCTTCGTGCCGAACTCCAGGAGCCCCTGGTGGTAGCCAAGCTTCTTGTCATCAAACGGCTCGTTCATTCGCCGCCCGGCCCGATAGCCGATGATGGCGATGCCGACGCCGCCACGCTCGCCACGGGTGTACGTCTTGCTTTTTACAGCGATCGCCCGCCGCAGGTTGCCGGTCGGCCCTCGTGGCGTGTTCGTGCGAAGAGCCTGGAGCGTTCCGCCCTGCTCGGCAGCGCGGCGAAGCCCTGCGGCCATGTGCTTGGCGGCCAGCCTCTTGGGCAGCTGCTTGAACCGCTCGCGCACCTCGTCCAGCCCAGGCACGTCGATCGTCACATTGACGCCGGCCTGCGGCGAAGGGCTAGCCATCCCGCCGCTCCTGGCAAATGGCCTCGTGCTCCGAGCGGTTGCCGTGCTCGAGCAGGCTGACGATGTCGAGCGTGCGGGATCGCCACGAGAACCGCATGTTTTGGGTGAGGCCCGGCAGGTAACGCAGCCGCACACGGTGGCTGACGGTCGTTTCCTTTTGCCCTGCCGTCAGGGCCTCGCGGGCGCTCACGCCTTCGACGCTTGCCCACACGGCAGACGAGTCGCCCCACGCCAGTACCGTCTCGCCGAGGGCGTTGGTCGTGCCGCTGGCGATCTGCACGGTGACGCGCTCGCGGAGTTTGCCGGGGTCGATCATCGGTAGCTGCCCCACTTCTGCGAGTCCAGAAGCGACTTCACGCCGAAGGGGATCTCGTTGCCGCTCATGGAGTCGGCCGCCATCCGGCGCTCGTACCACATGCCCACGAGCATCAGCATGGCGTGCCGGATCGCCGCCGGCACATTTGTGCCGCTGGCCCCGTATCCGCCCCACCAGGTCACGCTGATCGCGTTGTCATCTTGCAGGTGCGGCGGCCACGATGGCCGTACAGCGT